ATAAACTATAAAGTACACATATTTATCAAATTCAGATAAGGCAGAAAAGCAATTGTGATTTGCTCTCCACCAACAATATCTAATAGAAAATAAGTTGTACAAAGAATTTATATATACCGTTAATGGATGACCAGAAGGTAAAGACATTTCCCATTCATAAAGCATAGTTCCTCGAATGTGTCATGATTGACACAATTCAAGAAATAACATTTTACGAACAGTACTGTCTTCTTCCGTTCCACCATACCATATGTTTATTTGATCACAAATAGACATATATATTTCACGTTTACCTGCAGTATCAAAACCGGAAAAATCTCCGGCTGTGAATCCTGCATCTTCAGTTCCCACTTTACTACCAAACTTGGTAGCAATGTGATGCCATTCTGTACTGTAGGGATTAACTCCCACAGCAATACTATTATGAATCCTATTAACCGTTAAATAATGGATGAATGCACCGAAGTACATTCTTACAATAAGATAATGGTCTAAACTAACTCCAGAAAACATTCTTGTTTTATTTAAGTTAACTTTTTCTATAGGTTTCTTTTCATCCTTCAAATTATCAACAAAATAGAATTCAACTCGCTCTTTATGAATAAGTTTATCTATTTTATGGTTAATTTGCTCTTGAAATTTATACCCTTCTTTCGTAATTTGAAAAGGTTCACCCTTTCCAAAATATATCTCTTTAATGGATTTTCCACCTTTAGACATATGAACGAAAGGATACCCAGCACTGGTGCTTCTACTAATAGAAGAATATTCAGTACCAGGAATTCCATAAACAGCCTCTTCAAATGAATAAAGTCTTGGGGTAAGTTTATTAGGAGAAGAACTCCTAAGGGAATCAAACAAACTATGTGAGATTCTATCAATAATCTTAGGCTGTATTTGAATAGGTGGCTTATTATATTTATTTAGCGCTAATAAGAACGCTGACGTAGTAAGATTACAAGGCGCCATTTGCTTGCAAGGCCAACAATTATGTAGTGAACTTTCACAAATTTTTGTGGCACCAGCGGCAAAAACACCTTTTGGAGCGTTTCCAATAAATTCCATAGAAGTTGGAAGTGGAAAAGAAATATTTCCATTATACTGTGGTACAGCGGATTGAATAAAATCGAAAAACTTAAGACAATCTTGAATATCTTCTCGTACAAAAGCTGACGAGAAACCCATTCCAACTTGCGGTTTGCCTGCAACATGCATACCAAAAATCTTAGATTTAAAATTTGCATTAGTAACAGTAAACAAAGCTCCGCAATCTCCACTTTGAGTAGAGACATTATAGGAGTAACACATATCAATAGAATAAGGTTCAAAATCAGGATGAACAACTTCTGCTAAAGATGTTAAACGTGCTACACCCGAATGTTCCTTGACTAAAGTGTTATTTGTAACTAACAAAGTATAAGGAATACAAGAGGGTAACTTAGAAATTTCATTTTTATCACTAATGTACTCTAAAATATTTGCATGAGTCAAAAATTTA